ATACCGCACATAAGTTTGTTGCAGGTCTACAATCAGCAACATTTTCAATCGACTTTATCAATGACTGGGCAGCCAGTCAAGTAATGACAACATTAAACGCAGCTTTTGGACAAACCCTGTCAGTATCAGTAATTACTGTTAAAGGCACTGCAGTATCAGCAGCAAACCCAACTTACCAATTCTCAGTCTTGGTAAATAACCTAACCCCAATCGGTCAAGGTGGCGTGGCTGAGGTTGCAACATCAAGTCTGTCCTTTACAGTAAACTCCGCAGTAACAGTGTCACCATCGGTGGCATTTTAATTAAGGAGTAACAATGGCAAAGCTAAAGATAACAAGGGCTAATGGTGAAGTATCTGAACACAAGATCACACCAGGTGTTGAGTACGCTTTCGAGTTAAAGTACGGATCAGGAATTAGCAAAGTCTTGCGTGAGCATGAGCGTCAAACAGAGATATTCTGGCTGGCCTATGAATGCTTACGCAGGGCTGGCGCACAGATACCTTTATGGGGATCAGAGTTTATAGACACTCTAGATACTGTTGAGGTATTAGACGAAGAAAAAAAATAACTGAGCGGAATTCTATTGCTTACACTATTGCGCAATTAGCAGTAGAGACTGGAATACCGCCTAAAGAGTTTATTGATATGGATACCGAGATGTATCTAGCAATAATTCAGGTATTGACAGACAGAGCTAAGGAGATCAAAAATGCCAGTCGTGGTAAACGGCGTTAGAGAATTCCTAAAGGCTATTGATGAGATAGACGAAGATATGTACAAAAACGTCAGGGCAAGTTTAAAAGCCCCGATGTTGAAGACTGCCAATAAGGCTAAACAATACTTACCTGCCAATCAAAATGTTTTAAGTGGCTGGCTGAAACAAGCGCCACAGCAACCAGGCCAACGCAGACCATTCCCCGCCTATGACCAACAGACTGCACGATCAGAAATTAAATACAAACTAGGCCCTAATAAGAAAAACAAAAAAGGGTATAGCGTTTATAATTATGTATCTAATGAATCTGCAGCTGGCGCTATTTATGAAACTGCAGGTCGTAAGACTTCTGGACAAGGTGGCGCATCACTAAACCCTAATGCTGGCATTCAATTTATAGCTGCATTACCAGGCGTAGAAGATGCAACTATGGCAGGATCCGTAGGCCGTAGAGGTCGCAAAAATAAAGGCCGTGCCATCTTTAAGGCTTGGAAAGAAGAACAAGGCGATGCGTATAAAGGTATTGAAAAAGCCATTAACGATGCAGTATTTGCTTATTACAAAAAACTACCTTTAGAGAAAAAAACTCAGGTATTAGGATTTTACAAAGAGCGATCAGCTCGTGGATTTAAGGGGTTGTAATTGTGCCTACTTTAGTAGTATCCGCACTAAGCACCTTTGATAACAAAGGATTAAAAAAGGCCAAGAAAGAAGTATCAGCCTTTGAAAAACAAGTCAAGAACTTTAGTAAGGTCTTTGCTGGCGTCTTTGGCGCTCAACAATTATTATCTTTTAGCAAGAAAGCAGTATCTGCATTTATGGCAGATGAGAAGGCAGCCAAGTCTTTAGAATTACAGCTAAAGAATACTGGCTTTGCATTTAGCGCACCTGGTGTAGAAAATTATATATCCAGCCTGCAGTCCTTATATGGCGTACTAGATGACCAACTTCGCCCAGCCTTCCAGCAATTACTTACAGTTACTGGATCTATTACTAAAAGCCAAGACGCTTTACAAACAGCATTAAACGTAAGTGCAGCCACAGGCAAGTCTTTAACAGAAGTATCAGCAGCTTTAACACGTGGCTTTAGTGGCAACACTGCAGGTCTTAGCAGATTAGGTGCAGGCATAAGCAAGGCCACACTTAAAACTGGCGACATGGATAAGATTATGGGCGAACTTAATAAGAAGTTTGCAGGCCAAGCAGCGGCTAGATTAGATACCTACGCAGGCAAAATGAGTTTACTTACTGTTGCTGCGGCAGATGCTCAGGAGACAATAGGTAAAGGTTTATTAGATGCCCTGGCTTTATTAGGTAAAGACACAAGCATCAGCACAGCTACAGATTTAATGGATAACTTTGCTCAAAGCACTGCAGATGCGATCTTGGGCGTAGGCGTTTTAATTAGCAAGTTAAAAGAAATTGGCAATACTAAAGTCGGTGGCGCATTATTTGATGTAAAGAATATACCAGTACTAGGTGCTTACCTTGCTGGATTCTCCGAGATAGGCGCAGCACAAAGAGCCCAGACTGCACCATCTAATGCACAGGGCAGATCATCTAGCCGTATCTACTTGCAACAATTACGTTTAGAGACTAAGACTTCTAAAGATTTAGCAAATGCAAAGAAAACAGAATTATCAACATTAAAGGCTAAAACCGAAGTAGATAAATTAAAAGATAAATTTGATGTAGAACGCATAGGACTCACCCTGGCACTTAACCAGGCTACAGATGCTGAAACTAAATTAAGACTACAAGCACAGCTAGCAATCCTAGACAATAATGAGGCTTTGGCTAAGAAATATAATGCAGAGTTAGATGCTACGGCTAAGACAAAACTCCTTGCAGATGCTTTGGCTAAAGCAGGATTAGCGGTTGATGCATTCTCTAGCTTTGCTATGGGTGCAGTCCAACGTGGCGAATATGCAGACGCTTACAAAAACATCAGCAACGTGCCTACCCAAAGCGCTGGCGGTGCTATGCAACTACCAAGCTATGCAAGTTTTGCTATGGGCGGTGTATCACGTGGCGAGTATGCACCAGTAACTGTAAACGTGGCTGGATCAGTGTTAACCGAGCAAGATTTAACTAACACAATCAATGAGACTTTATTAAGAATCAACAAAATGGGCCGTGGCACTACACCTGCGGGCGGTCTATCTGGCGGGACCTAATGCCTGTACCAACAATTAATGCGGTAATTAACTTCTCAACTGGCCCAAGTTTTGCACAAGCTATGATCCTGGGCACAGGCATACTGGACACAAATATATTAGGAGATTCCGCAGCCCTAATTGTTGACGTATCAGATCAGATTAACTACATACAAACCAGCCGTGGGCGCAATGCTTTAGCCGATCAATTTCAAACGGGCCAATTAACTTTGCGCATAGTAGATCAGAATGGCGACTTTAACCCCACCAACCCAACAGGACCGTACGTGGGCTTGTTAACACCAATGAAGAAAGTACAAATCTCTGCTACTTATGGTGCCACTACTCATTCTTTATTTTCTGGCTTTATTACAAGTTACGTAAACACTCAACCTAAAGATGCTACAGAAGTTGCCTATACAACCATACAAGCTGTAGATGCTTTTAGACTTGCTCAAAATGCTCAGGTCTCAACGATTACAGGCGCTAGCGCTGGCAACCTATCAGGCACAAGAATTAACCAGATTTTAGATCAAATTGACTGGCCAGCAACCATGCGCGATGTCGATGCCGGCTTAACTTTATTACAGGCAGATCCTGGCACACCACGTACTTCTCTAGGTGCTATGCAAACTGTGGCCGACAGTGAATATGGCGCACTATATGTAAACACCGATGGCGAGTTTGTATTTCAAGACAGATCCATAACCGCAGGGTCAGTAGGTGGCACTGTAACTACATTTAACGATAATGGCACGGGCATTCCATACGCCAATGCAATCTGGAAATTAGATGATAACTTGATATTTAATTCAGCCCAGGTAAGCAGGACAGGCGGATCACCACAGACCGCAATCAATCAAGCAAGTATCGACAAATATTTTATTCACAGTTATAACTTACAAGATCTATTAATGCAGACCGATGCCGTTGCACTTGACTACGCAAGGGCCTACGTCGCCAGCCGTGCTGAAACTAAGGTTAGATGCGATGGAATCGAGTTGGACCTATACACAGCTAATTATAATGCGGGCATTATTGCGGCCCTGGAGTTGGACTTCTTTGACCCGATCAGAATTGTTACTACCCAGCCAGGTGGATCTACTTTGGACAACACTTTGCAGATATTTGGCGTGGCTACAACAATTACACCCAACAGCTTTAGGGTCTTCTTTACGACCCTTGAACCAGTCATCGATGCACTGATTCTAAATAACAATATATACGGCACTTTAGACTATAATGTGCTTAGTTACTAAGGAGAAATAATGGCCGCTGGATTAGGATTTAAGGACTTTGTTACAGGCGAGGTATTAACCGCTGCCGATGTAGATGGTTACTTGATGCAAGGTATTTGGGTATTTGCCAGTGCCGCTGCCAGAGATGCAGCTGTAACCGCACCATCAGAAGGTAATTTTGCGTATCTTAAAGATACAAACGTAACAACTTATTACACTGGCAGTGCTTGGGCAAACCTAGATACAACAGGTATGACAAACCCAATGACTACTACTGGCGACACAATTTATTCATCAAGTGGTTCAACACCAGCAAGACTTGGGATTGGAACAAGCGGACAAGTCCTAACAGTTTCGGGCGGTGGAATTCCATCTTGGACTACTCCCTCAGGCGGTGGCGGTGCCACTTATGCAGTTTTTCAAGACGTTAAAGCATCAGGCGCTGGTGGCACATTTACAAATGGTGCTTGGCGAACTAGAGATTTGCAAACATCACAATACAATGGAATTACTGGATGTTCATTAGCATCTAATCAAATCACATTAGCGGCTGGCACTTATATAGTTAATGCGATGGCACCGGCTAATTATGTAGACCAACACCAAACAAGATTTTACAACATAACAGATTCATCAACAGCAATAATTGGTGGAAATGCTTACAATGCTATTACTTCTGCTTCAGTAGATACTTATTCAGCGTTGCAAGGTGGATTTACAATAGCAGGTTCGAAAGTTTTTGAGTTACAACACTATGGTACAACTACAAAAGCAGGCACAGGATTTGGCACTAATAATGGTTTTGGTGCAGGTGAAACTTACGCAATAATTACAATAGCAAAGGTGGCTTGATATGATAGATGTAGCTTTAGGAATTGATGCGTTAGTACCATCAGCACAATACTTTGGCAGCGTTACTGTCAACACTAAAGAATCTTTCGATAATTTAGATTGGCAAGACGAAAGAGAAAAGCCAACTTGGAAACAAGTACAGGATGCTTATGATGCTTTATCAGAAGAAATAAAAAACCCTGATTTAATAAAGGCAGAAGCTAAAGCAGCAGCACAGGCTAAACTAGCCGCACTGGGTTTAACTGTTGAGGATTTGACAGCTCTAGGTTTGTAATGCAACCCAAATTATGTGCAGCTGGTGTGCAGTTAAGAGATCAAGTTGATACGTGGTTTCCAGATCGGTGTACTAAAAGTCCAGAAGGATGGTTGGGCGATAGTCGTCACTCCGCCAGAAAATCGGATCATAATCCAGACGAGTTTGGGTGGGTACGAGGTCTTGATCTTAATTCTAGGTTGGAGTCATCCGACAGCCTCGCACCTTATTTGGCTGACCAGATCAGAATCGCAGCCAAACAAGATAAACGCATATCATACGTCATCTATAACGGGAGAATATGCTCGAAGATATTAAATTGGAAATGGCGTAAGTACAAAGGCATTAACCCGCACAAACAACACATTCATATCAGCTTCACAACACTAGGCGATCTAAATGGCACAGCGTTTGATATACCACTAATAGGAGGCAAGATATGAAAATAAGCAAGAAGCAACAATCTGTACTGAAGTCATACGCACGTGGCGTATTGGTTTCATTCTTAACATTCTTAGCAAGTAATGAACTGGGATTAGATCCTGTTGTAGCTGTAGTTATCTCAGCACTCGCAGGTCCGGCAGTTAGGGCTTTAGATAAATCCGATAATGCTTATGGCATCGGTGCTAATGAAGCATGACACCTACAGAGTGGGCTGGCTTTGGCGCTGGCGTTATGGCCGTGCTATCAGGCGGGCTAATCGGATTACGTTTTCTAGTTAGAGGTTGGCTTAATGAGTTGCGCCCTAATGGCGGATCTAGTATGAAGGATCAATTAACACGATTAGAAAAGCGTGTCGATGATCTCTTTATTTTAATTAGTAAGTCATAATTTTATTATGGCTACTAAACGCAAGCCCAAAAAGAAGATAGCACGTAGACGCAGGACTACTAAAGAGCCTGTACTTACAAAGTTAGACTTCTGGGCAATAGCAGCTAATGAGGTATATATGGCCTGCCGTAAATCTGGAATGGATGAAGGCACAGCTTTAGCGTTTGCGATGGATAGGTCAAGTTATCCAGACTGGATCATAGATAGTAAAGATCCTATAAAGAATCCACTTGATGATTTTGAAGAGGATGAAGATTAAGCGTTGGCTAGTAATATCCGACCTGCAGGTGCCCTATCATCACGAGGCAGCTGTAAAAAATGTAATCAAGTTAGCGAGGCGTGAAAAGTTTGATTCTGTATTGGTGGTCGGCGATGAAATGGACTTTCAATCAATTAGCAAGTGGGCTGAGGGCACACCTTTGGCTTACTCAGAAGACTTACATGCAGATCGTGAGCTATGTAAGCAAGTCCTTTGGGATCTCGGTGAGTACAGTCCAGAAATGCATATCATCAGGAGCAATCATTGTGATCGCCTTTATAACACTTTATTAAAAGTACCTGGCTTAATCAATTTACCTGAGTTACAGTACCCAGCCTTTATGGGCTTTGCCGAGATGGGTATGACTTACCACAAGACAGCTTATGAATTCCATCCCGATTGGGTTTTGTGCCACGGAGATGAAGGAAGTATGAGCCAGCATGCTGGTATTACCGCATTAAATTTAGCGAAGAAATTTGGTAAATCAGTAGTCGCTGGGCATAGCCATAGACTGGGTGCTAGTGCCTATTCAGAGGGCGTAAACGGCCATTACAGGGCTTTGTATGGGGTAGAGGTAGGTAATCTTATGGATCGTAAAAAAGCCTCTTATATCCGCTATGGAAGCGCTAATTGGCAGATGGGCTTTGCTATACTAGAAGCTAGTGGCAAGACCCTGACACCGACCCTGGTGCCAGTTAATAAGGATGGCTCATTTACAGCATTAGGCAAACACTATGGGGCTTAATACAGAGTACGCCGAGCGCACGATCGATGACCACATCGATGACCTCGAAGATATTAACGTTATCTAATCGTTATAAACAAAACAGTCTAAATCATCCACAAAGTCATACACAGGTGTCACACTATTGCCATGCCACAAAGTATGTGAGCATAGATAGGGCTACAAATGTACGCTGAGTTGAAAGACTTTGGATATGTAATGATGTGGGGAATAGTAGCTGTAATGGCTATTGCCTGGATAATTTACGAAATAAGAGACACAGCATTCCAAAATGGTTATTGGAAAGGCCGTGCGCAGGGCTGGGAATCTCATCGCAGACTAATGAACACGCAGATAAAGTCAGATGAGGTATTTGACTATGACAAAAACTGAGCAACTTTTTGCAGACGTCATTGACACCTTGCATAGTAGGGGCGCTGATTATGGCCACCCAATCGGAAACCATAAGCGAATTGCCGAATTCTGGTCAGCTTACCTTGGCTATCCAATACAACCAAATGAAGTTGCAATATGTATGTGCCTGGTCAAAATCAGCAGACAATCTGAAGATCCAAGAGTCGATGACAATTACACCGATGCGCTTGGATACATCGCGATTGCTAAAACAATAACTGAAGCGATGCAAGATGAGGATGGAGTTTGGAAAGATGGCATTTAATTTAGCAGATTACGAAACAGTCGAGAGCCGACTAGAAAAGTTTTGGAAGGAGTATCCAGATGGAAGATTATCAACAAAGATTGAGCAGGCCACAGACACTAGATACATTATTAGTGCTCAATTATTTAAGACGGAAGCCGATGCACAGCCGTGGGCGACTGGGCTTGCTAGTGAGAGCGTGTCTGATAGGGGTGTCAATTCAACATCTGCATTGGAGAATGCTGAGACTTCAGCGATCGGCAGAGCGCTTGCAAACGCAGGTTATGCAGCTAAGGGCAAAAGGGCTAGCCGAGAAGAAATGACAAAGGTTGCAAGTTATTCACCGCCAGGCACAAGGGCTAGAGCTGTAGAAGATGTGTTACGTCAATCATTTGCAGAAGATAAACCGACTGTATGGAGTGTGAGTGATGCAGTAGAAGCCATACCGGTAAATCCTAAAGCACAAGAATGTAAACATGGCACGATGATTCTCAAAGAAGGCACAGCAAAAACTGGTAAGCCTTATCATGGTTATGTATGTAGTGCAGCAAAGCCTGATCAATGTGATGCTAAGTGGGCAAAGATGACAGCTGCAGGATCTTGGTTCTTTCCTAGCGATAGCGAGGGAGGTGAGTAAATGGGATATGTAGAGATTTTACGAGGCGGACCTTACCTGGAGCGCATAGAAAACGACCAGGTAAAGTTCTTGCCTTCTACCGATGTTTGTGTAGCTTGTAATGACGACAGGCTTATAACTTCAGGTAATTTCTTAGTTTGTACTCAGTGCCACTGTAGGCAATAAGGATATTATCATGAAACACGCACAATTCAAATGTAATGGTTGTAGTCGCAAAACCGAGTTTCTGTGGCTTGATCAGTTGGATATGCCCGAAGGTTTTTCCGCATATCAATGTATGGATTGTGGCGCTGTGGGGGTAAAAAATATTGCCGAAGCAATAGGCATACCTGACAGCGATATAACAAGATGCACGCAGTGTGGTAGTTGGCAATTCCTAGGTACTAACTGCCACACCTGTGTTTTGATTGGATCGAAATGATTCCAGAAATTATCGAAGATACAATTTATGTATATTTTTGGAAAGTCGAATGTAATACAACAGAAGAAGATGGGGATGATGGGGTTGCCTTTGACCCTATGGTCAAAATCGGCATTACGCATGATTGGGTCAAACGTCATAAAAGTTTATTAGCTCAAGCAGACAAGGGTAAATGGCCAGATTGGCTTGAAATGGGCATTATCACTCACAGCACTTTACTTGGTGTTATGGAGGGGGGTCGTAACATGGAAAAACATCTACATGAACGATTTAAAAACAAAGCAGTAGGTAATGAATTCTTTTGGTATGACGATGAAATTGCTGAAGCAATAGATGGGATTTTGGATGAATATTGCGAGTGTGTATTGCATCAAATATGGGATTCTTATGTTACAAAATATAGTTAGGATAAACAATGCCAACATATGAATACAGCTGTAATGAATGCGGCACATATGGATCAGTACATAAATCTTATGATGATGAGGTTGGGCCGATAAGTTGCCCTAAATGTAATTTGCAAATGTCAAGAATGTATAGCGCACCTGGTCTTATATTCAAAGGTAACGGATGGGGTAAGAATGGCTGAGGCTACAGCTGAGGATTGGGCTAAACAAAATGCTTTGCATAAACAGTGGCTCATAGATAACCCAGATGCACAATACATTGGTTGGATGTCTATATGACTTGCCGTCTGACCTGCGGTTATGCTAATGGATTTGACACAGCATGCTAGGCTCTAGTGTAGCAGTGGCTCACAAAGCCACAAGGCGAGCCCGACAGGGAAAGCTCGCAAGGTGCTGGCTAGTTGGGATCGCTCTAGTCATAGTTAATCTTTGCTTTGTAAAGACTAATTCCGTTGCTAATGACAAAACAAATCATTACAGACAATGGGCGTTTATACAGCTTAATAACATAGAAGAGTTTTATTGTTTAGATTACTTATACTTTAGAGAATCTAGGTGGAATCCTAATGCACGTAATGGCTCACACTATGGCATACCACAAGGTAGATCTAAATGGCTGAGTACTGTTGATGGATATAAGCAAGTAGAGTGGGGTATTAAATACAATAACAATAGATATGGGTCTATGTGTAAAGCATTAGAGCATTACAAGCTTAAAGGATGGCATTGAGTAACAAAGCGATAGGCAGTGGTAAATGGAAGAAGCTGCGCATTACCATATTAGATCGTGATGGCTGGGAGTGTGCATCGTGTGGTAGGCCAGCGCACACAGTAGATCACATCATTCCACGTGTTAAGGGTGGCGATATGTGGAGCCCAGATAATTTGCAGTCTATGTGCAAATCATGTAACAGCTCTAAGGGTGGTCGTTTTTTTAGCCCTAAGGCGAC